GCTCTGCCACGGTCAAGGCTTACGATAACTCATATGTTGAGGATTGCACTGGGAACATAAACACAGTTTCCGATCATGGAATAGTCAAAGACTACTACAATCATAAGATATATATAAAGAAAGGAAAATTCGAGATTATCGAGATCGAATAAATTCAAGGTCTTAGCTTATCGGTAGAGCGCCCCTAACATGGGGATGGCCGGGTTCGACTCCCGGAGGCCTACTAATCAAGATATATGAGAGACATCTACATCAAAGACCCCGACGGCGAACCGGAGTACGACGGGGAGGAGGACAACGAGGAATATGAGGAGAGCATGGAGGAGCTTAGGTTCCTATGCGATTCATATAATTGGTAACACCTACCCTTACGAGGTGCAACCCCGACCCAGACCGGCAACCGATATCCTAGACAAGTGGTAGGCCATGACGATATCATTGGCCCGGTGGAAAGGGACACGGTAGTGAGGGAAGGGCGGCCGATGGTCTTAGTCCGGGTTCGACTCCCGGAGGCTGACGAAACATTTAAAAAATAAATATTATGCCTATTTTAAAGAAAACAGACGTTAGGCCGCTTAGACCTATTATCATGGTCATTTACGGCACACCGGGAACAGGAAAGACATCCCTTTCCAACACGAGCGAGAACCCATTATTGATCGATTGCGACCGGGGATTTGACCGGGCGGCGAATCAGGTCGACACGCTTACGGCGCAAACATGGGAGGATATTCTCTCCGAGGAAGGCTCGATGAAAGGATATAAAACCATTATAGTGGACACGGCGAAATCAATGCTGGATGATTTCTTGGCCGTATACGGGGTTAAGCAAGATTACAAGCTGAGCAAGAACAAGCTTAAATTGTTCGGTTACATAGCGGACGAGTTCAAGAACTTCGTCAACAGGAGACGGTCCGATTGCTCGGATATCATCTTCGTATGCCATGACAAGGAGACCCAAGAGGGAGACTTGATAAAGCATTCCCCGGACTGCACGGGACAATCCAAGGACCTGTTGATCCGTATAGCGGATCAAGTGGGGTTTATCACCATGATAAACGGGAAGAGAACCATATGTTTCGATCCTACGGATACCACCGTAGGGAAGAACGTGGCGCAAATACCGCCAACCGTGATACCCGAATGCAACTCAGCGGAGTTTCCCTCCTTCATGGCCGGTATAGTGTCAAAGGTTAAAAAGGCCATACAAAGCAAGACCGAGGAACAAAGGATCGCCATGGAAGCGTTGGATCGAGCGAATATAGCGCTGGAAGCCGTGGAGACGGAAGAAGAGGCGAACCGTATGATAGAGATAAAACAATCTCTAAACAAGGTATTCGAGAGACCTTTTAAGGAGAAGATGATAAAAGTCCTAGGAGAGAAAGGATTCGTATTTAACAAGGAAACGGGTAAATTCGTCAAGGATGAAAAGGTTGCTTAGGGTGACCCAACTGGAGAAGTTCAGGCGTTACATAACGGAACATTCCGAATATGATGACGAGCGATCGGTCATAGACAATCTCACCGGGCAATTCACGGGAAACCAGTATACGAGAGTGGGGACGGCCTTTCATAAGATAGTGGAAGGCGATACCCTCGGATGCAAAAAGATCCCGGGAACGGAGACGGAGATCCCGGGGATGGAGTTCGATATAGACGGCTACCCCGTGAAGCTGGACTTGAAACAATGCAAGACAGCTCTGGAATACAAGGACCGCTTCCCTAATGCCTTCCACGAGATAAGGGAATACATGGACATGGGGGAAATAGTCATAACGGGTTGTGCCGATATCATAAACGGACTTGAGATAAGGGACATAAAGACGAAATACTCCCCTATAAAGGACTCCGATTATACGGATAGTTGCCAGTGGAGATTCTATATGGAGCTATTCGGCGTGGGAGACTTCTTTTTCGACTTGTTCCAGTTCGTTGGATACGACAAGGACAAACATGGTTATGATGTCCGTGGACTGGAGCTTAAGCCTTACGCCCCGGCTGTCGGATGTCATTGGTACAACACCATGGAGCAAGACAATCGTATATTGCTTAAGGAGTTCGTCCAATGGTCCAAGTTCAGGGGGCTATTCGATAATTTACCAATCTACAAATCATAAAAGAGCATGAGCAAGAGCATAAACCAATGCCTATTGATAGGCAACGTAGGTAAGGACCCGGAAATAAGGACTTTCGATAATGGGGTCAAGGCGGCGACATTCTCCTTGGCTACCTCCACCGGAGGTTACAAGAGGCAGGACGGCACGGATGTGCCGGAGAAGACGCAATGGCATAACGTCGTGGCATGGCGTGGACTGGCCGATATAGCTGAGAAATACATCCACAAGGGAGACAAGGTGACAATCCTAGGGACGATCAATTACAGGGAGTACGAGAAAGACGGCATAAAACGGTATGTTACCGATATATTGGCATACGATATCATGTTATGCGGAAAGAGCGACAGCGCCGGTCCCAGACCTCAAGTGACCGCCAACGACGTTCCATCCCAATCTGATTTCCCGCCTATGGCTCAACCCATAGACGATTTACCTTTTTGATGTATGGTGTTCAACACGAGAAACGTATTTGACAGGGAGAGAGCGATAACTTATTTCAATAAGATCATTAAATCGGGGGAATTCATCGAGGTATCAATGAAAAGGAAGCAAAGAACCTTGAACCAAAACGCTCTCTTCCACTTATGGATACAAGTGATAGCAGATCATGCCGGTTATACCTCCTTGGAGGATTGCAAACGGGATGTCAAGAGAGCGTTACTAGGAATGAGAGAAGACATGAGCAAGATCACCGGAGAGACACAGATGGTGGATTACCAGACATCTTCCATGACAACCTCCGAACTGTCCTCACTCATGGATAAGATGAAAGTCTGGGCGCAAACCGATCTAGGTTGTTATCTTCCCTATTTCGGAGATCCCGGCTACGAGGAAATGTATCAACAATACTGCAGGAGATGAGAAAAAGCGACAGGCCTCCAAATTACCTGATCAACAAGATCGTGAGGCATGTAAACATTATTATTACCGCTCCTTATGGCAGCGTCAAATACATGGATGCTGCCAGACTCCTTAAAAAGGAAGTCAAGAAGCTGGAAACCTATAAGAAAAATGAGAGATCTTAAATACTGCCTCAATGAGGATTGCTCTAAAAGACACTGCCTTTGCCATCAACGGCAAAAACATTGGAAAGACCCGTCTAAAAAAGATGGGGAAACTGTGAGGCCGGAGTCGGTCTTATTTAATGGGAACACCCCTTGCAAGGGGTATATCCCACAATACGAAAGAAAGAAGTATAACATTAATTATTAAAGTATATGGAAAAATTCATCGCTCAAAACGAGCCTTTATCAAACAGGCCGCAAATCCTAGAGGACTCATGCGACGCCGTCGAGGAGATCTGGTACAATCATCCTTTTACCGAGGACGAGTTGAATGAGATCAAGACCAAGCTAGCGGACACGTCAATTGATATAACCGAATTGGAACAGGAGAAAGCGGACTGGATGGAGTCGTACAAATCACGGCTAAAACCGCTTAATACGGCCAAAGCAAAGTATCTTGACCAGATCAAGCGTAAATCCGAGGATATCAAGGACAAGTGCTATAAGTTCCTTGATCACGAGAACAAGGAAGCCAATTATTATAATGGTGCCGGCGAACTTGTCTATTTCCGGAGGATGCAACCCCAAGAAATGCAGAAATCAATTTTTAATATTAATCGTAAAACAGGAACAGAATCATGAGTGAGAACAAATTAAATGTGGTTGTACCGAAAGATTATAGTGGTGCACCAATCGAAGTAGTATTGAGAGAAGGAAAAGCCCCCGTAGCGCTCGACCCGAAAGAACCAACTCCCGTTGATATTGAAGGAACGATTGACAGCCCTTTGCGTTGGCTCGAAAAACGAGTGGGGCTTATCGATCAAAAGCGGGCAAATATAACGGTAAACCGTGATGATATGGAAATATCTTTAGTGGACAAAGAGACTGATTACTATAGAAACCGTATTACTGGAGTATTACAGCCGTCCAAAGAAATGGTTGAGTTTGGTATCAATGCGGAAAAGAAGTGGGAACCTATCAAGTTGTCCAAGTTCTTCAAGATGCATCGTGCCTTCTTCAAGGACAAATCGGAAAACATGACGCTGGTATCTGCCTTGAAAAACTTCAAGGCAAAGGTAAACCAAGACATAGAGCGAAGCAAGGAAGAGAATGGCAGCAGAACCGATAACTATTCGCAGGTGGTTGATTCCAATCTCCCGGGGTCGTTCAAGTTGAACATCCCACTTTTCAAGGGTTTTGCGTGTGAGGAAATCGAGGTTGAGATTTACGCTGATGTGGACGGAAGAGACGTTTCGCTATCCCTTGTGTCAGCTGGGGCAAATGAAGCCATTGAGGAATACAAGAATAAAGTGATTGACGAGCAACTGGATGCCATCAGAAAGATCGCTCCAGATATCGTAATAATAGAAATATAATAACGCAAGTTTCGTGTTTTTCATGGTATTAGATTTGGATTAGAATGATTATCCCTGCCGTCCGTGAGGATATGCGGGGCAAACACGGTGGTATGGCGGAATTGGTAGACGCTAAAGTTAATTCCTTATAGAGTGGTTGAATGAAGGTTATCGTAAAATAAACTGAACTAGCCAAAGGAAGTATAACGGGTAAGGCCGAATGTCACCGCAACGTGCCAATAACAAAACTATCAGGTGAGAGTCCTGAGAAAACTCCACTCATGCGGGTTCGAGTCCCGCTACCATCACAAATAACAAATCTAATTATGGAAACAATACAGAATTTAGATCATTTGGTAATGGCCATATATCTTATCACCGTAATACTCGGACTTATAGCAGTGATTTTGGCAGGATTCTTATTAATAAACGAAAAAAGAAAACATCCATGGGAAAAGTAAAGAACATAACCTCTTTAAAGAGCAGACTAGACCGTATATTCTCTGTATTTATAAGAATAAGGGATGCTGACGGCAACGGTTATTGCCGTTGCATAAGCTGTGGGAAGATCGTGCATTGGAAAGAGGCAGATTGCGGACATTTCGTCAACCGGTCACATATGGGTACCAGATACAGCGAGAGAAACTGCAACGCTCAATGCAGGTCTTGCAACCGTTTCGACGAGGGCAACAACATCGGTTATGCCAAGGGCTTGATAAATAAGTATGGCGTAAAAGTAATTAACGAGCTTGAGGTGAAAAAGCACTCTATCTCCAAACTCTCGGCATTCGATTACCAATTGATGATCGAAGATTACAAGAAACGCATCAAGGATTTGAGGGATCAGAAAGGCATAAAGGATTGAAATGGCGAAGAAACCTACCAAGCAACCCGAGCGTATCAGATGCGCCGATTGCGTGCACGGCAAGCCTCACAAGGGACTAGCTGTATGGTGCATAGTGCTAAATACCGGAAGAGTAGCTAATAGTCTTAGGTTTTGCGATGTATTCAAAAGGAAATTATGATTACATGATATAAAAAACATGCTTATGGAGAATTAGCGTATGGATACAAGGAAAGAGCTGACAAGCTATTTTCCGCACGATAGCAATGCCAGAAACTCAGATAAGCTGATTCGTTTACGAATGAGGCATAAAGCCGCCGGATATGGTGTTTTCTTCATGATATTAGAACGTCTTAGAGAGGAGCCAAACTATATGAGTGTCAAAGATTATAACATGATAGCCTTTGACCTTCGTGAGGACGCATCCTTAATAAAATCCGTCATTGAGGATTTCGGGTTATTTGTCTTTACCGAGGACGGTAAGTACTTCTACTCCGAGAGTTTCAAGCAAAGGATGGGATTCAAGGACGAGAAATCAAGAAAACGATCAGAAGCCGGGAAGTTAGGCATGGCTAAAAGATGGGGAAATAACAATGTTATAACAAATCCGCAAAGCAACGATAACAATGTTATAACAAAAACGGATGAAATTGTAACAAGAAAAGAAAAGGAAAGGAAAGGAAATAGAGAGAGTCTTAATACGCGTGAGACGCTTTTCGAGAATTTCAAGAATGAGTTATTGGGGGACGAGGAATGGCGCAGATACGCTTGCCAGATATCGGGATTGAGCGTCGCTTTCAATGACCTCATTCCCGGCGAGCTGGATAACTTCCTAGCTTGGATGGTATCCACCGGGGAAGGCGATACGCTAAAAACGATAGATGACGTGAAGAGACGATTCACCTATTGGTGGCAGGGAACAGGACTAAGGGCTTATAATCAAAGACATAATGGAGGAACAAGAAAAGAAACTTTCGGAGGCTATACAAGCCATGCGGGGGCCTACGGAAAAAGAGAGGCTCCAGCAAAAACAGGTGTTCAACCTAGTGAAGAAGCACGCAAGGACTATACAGAACGTTTCTAGGTACGATCTCTCGGACGATGCGGAGTACATCAGCCACGCCCGGATGATAAAGGCGCTAGGTTGTAATTACCTAGGGATCGAGAGGCGGCAATTCGAGACAGACAGGGGGAATGACAAGGTTTTGAGATTCCTGTTGTATTATTTCAACGATTGCCCGTTGGCCGAGTCCGTATTCCCGGAGGAGAACTATAAGCTGCACAAGAACCTCCTTATCGTGGGAGATCCGGGAACGGGCAAAACGCTCATGATGCAGATATTCGCCGATTACCTGAAATTGACGGATAACCCCAAACGCTTCGTGAACCTATCCGTGACCCAGATGATGAACTATTACAAGATCCATGGTCACATAGACAGGTTCACGTACAACGAGGAGGCCGGGAAAGGGAGCATGGAAGGGAACCCGTTCGATATCTGCCTTAACGATATCGGTCTTGAGACGGAGAACCAGAAAAGCTACGGCACCAGCCTTAACAGCGTAATAGACGAGTTCCTATACGCGAGGTACGAGATATACCAGTCCCATCAGAAGAAGTATCATATCACTTCCAACCTGTCCGTCACGGATTTCAAGAATCGGTTCGGAACTAGACTGGTGGACAGGTTCAAGAGTTTTAATGTGATAATCCTAAACGGAGAAAGCAGGAGAAGATAACATGGAAATAACAGAGAGATTGAGAAACACCCCTACCGGTTTGATCGTGTTGGTAGGAGACATGAAAATTATCGTGGAAAAGTACAGGCCGTATTACAACGGGCAGAACAAGATCCCGTGCAGGGGATGCGTCTTCCGGGACGATGGAGCTAGATTCTGCGAATACAGCAAGGCTTGCATGGCCCATCTGAGGCCGGATCATGAGAGTGTGGTGTTTGCCAAAACCAAGGAGATATGACACATGGATCATTGAATAATAAACATATTTACCAATGGAGATATTAAGGTGTAAGGTATGCGGCAAATCATACAAGGCTTACATTAGCAATTCTAAATATTGCTCAATTGGTTGCAAGGCTAAATCTCAAACTTATCGCATTGATTTTCAAAAGATAGTAGAGATGTATGAAAGAGGAATGACGCAAACAGAAATAGCTAATGAGCTTGGCACTACTCAAAAAGTTATCTACAATTCATTTCGAAGGAATGGATATAAATGTAGAAAAGCTGCGAAAAGGAATCAGTTAGGAAAGAACAATAATTCATGGGTTGGAGATAATGCAACATACGCAACATTCCATAAAAGAGTAGAATCGTTGTATGGCAGGCCAATACATTGCGAGGTGTGTGGAACAGTAGACCCTTCTAAAAGATATGAATGGGCCAATGTTACCGGAGATTACGCTGATGTAGAACATGGATATAGGAGAATGTGCTGTAGCTGCCATAGAAAATTTGACAAATCAAAAGAAGGAGTAAAGAGTAATGTTAAACGAAAAAAATAAGAAAGGAATATTTGCCAGAGAAGGAGGCCGGTTAACTCACGGATCTCTGTTCTCTGGCATTTAGGTTGGCGGCTTTGACCTTGCCGCCGAATGGATGGGATGGGAGAACCTGTTCCATTGCGAGATTAACGAGTGGTGCCAAAAGGTACTGAAATATCATTTTCCAAACAGCATTCAATATGACGATATTACAAGAACTGATTTCACTCCGTGGAGAGGGAAGGTTGACGTACTCACAGGAGGGTTTCCTTGCCAGCCATTTTCAACGGCAGGAAAGCGAAGGGGAGCGGAAGATGACCGTTATCTCTGGCCGGAAATGCTTCGGGCAATACGGGAGATACGACCCGCTTGGGTTATTGGTGAGAACGTTGCTGGAATCACCAGCATGGTACAACCCGGCAGTGAGGTTACGGTGGAAAGTCAAGCCTCTTTGTTTGAAACGTCTGACAAGGAAACGCTACTCGAGCAAGAATACGTTATCGAGACCGTCTGCCGAGATCTTGAGCGTGAGGGATATTCCGTCCAGCCGATTCTTATTCCAGCTTGCGGTGTCGGAGCCCCTCACAGGAGGGACAGGGTATGGTTCATTGCTTCCGACCGTTCAGACGCAAGGGTTGAAGGTTTGCGGCAAGAACGGGAAAACGAAATTCATGGACGTGAGTCTACTTCCCACTCCAACGGCACAAGATTTCAGGCGAAGGGGACCGAACAGCAAACAACAGGGATTGCCGGAAGCCGATTACAAGGGCTTATTACTAACGCCGAAGGCAAACAGTTGGAAAACACCTTGCGAGCATGGAGAAGGATCACCGGATCTACAAACTTATATCGCAAAAAAGATTGGAGAAACTTCCCAACTCAACCCCCTGTTCGTTTCAGATATGATGGGATTTCCAATAATGTGGTGCGATATATAAAAACAGAAGTTTACGATGCCATCAAAAAACATATCAGAAGAGAAGATTTGCCCTGTGTGTGGGAAAACTTTCAAAAGAAGGAGATTCGGAAACAGATTGGAAGATTATACGAGATTCCAGAACCGGATTTATTGCTCGAAGTCTTGCAGCGCACATCGAAAGATGAACGACATGAACAGAGACAGATCGGTATTTCACAATTTAGCGAGGAAACATCTGAAAGAGTGTTGCGCTATTTGCGGAACTACGGAACATTTGCAAGTTCACCACTTGGACAGAAATATAAAGGACAATTCTTTAAGCAATTTGGAGACTTTATGCCAGAGCTGTCACATGAAATTGCATTGGCGACTAAGAAGATTGTCGAAGAATGCGAAAGGACAGCTTCCTATGTCAGGCAAGAGTCAATAAAAGCCTACGGAAACGCCATCGTCCCACAAGTAGCATTTGAGATATTCAAGGCGATAGAAACATCAACCTTTCATCATAGTTGAAAACTGCATTTATCTATGATGAGAGCAAATATAACAGCATGAACGATTTAGACTTTTGCAGAGGCGTATGGTACGCCATACAGATGCTCGTTGTCGAGCTAAGGGCACCATCTATGGCCGCTAATATAGCTAGGGAGGCCAATTTTTCCAAGGATAAATGCTTGGAGCTCCAGCGTGACAGCGGGGTTTACGATGAAGAGATGAAGGATTTTATTAATGAGGAAATAAAATAACAGTCATGAGAAATAAAGAACTAATAGCTCTTCTCCAAGAGCAAGACCCGGAAGCGGAGGTAATTATAAAAACATCCGATGACTATACCTACGATATAGTGGACGTTACGTTTGAGGAACAAATTGAGTGCGTAGTTATTCATGAGGGATAAAGCATGAAGAAAATAATGTTCAATGATA